TGGGAGCTCATTTCCAGCCCCATCAACCTTATTCTGCACTGCGTAAGGATAAGGGTTGCTCTCCTCGAAATATTCTTCAAGCCCTGCAATCTGCTCCTGCAAAAAGATGGGCATAGGTCTTGGTGACTTAGATGCAATATCAGCGATATAAGACATTACGAAATCACGCAGGCGCTGAGGATCTTTAGCGCATCGGGTAATACCTTCGTATATCTCTTCACCGTCTACATAACAACGCTCGCCATAATATGGAACGATAGGTAAGTGAGGCCCTGCAATGACTTCACCAGATCTCTCTTCTGTCTTTGGGTCTATTTTACCGTTCAGGATCTCTTCGCCTGATACTATGTATTTGGTGACTATATATCGGCAGGTTTCCTTTTCATCTACAATCTCATACCCATTATCAATCAGGTCATCCATTACACCATCATCTATAAGATCCTTTTCAGACAAGATCATGGTTTCGCCAAACGGATCTTCAAACGTAAGGGCCTTGTCTTTTATCTTCTCCCTCTTGTAATGCTCTACCACATACACATGCTGACCTTCACCTCCTGACCACGGAAAAGCATAGGATTGTTCAGGTGTCTTTAGGTTGGGCGGCACAACGTCCGGCCTGTCCCCTGTCATCTCTTCAACCAGGTCAAAGTATCCTTCCTCTGAAAATGATTTTAGATAGGAAACATGTTTGGCGTCAGACTTGTCAATAAGTTTTGCGTTTGCATCCCAGATTATTACGTTATTCGCCTCGTTTATTGGCCTACGCTCAACTACCTGCCTCTTGTCTCCAATGCGATTGGTCTTGTATCTAGTGTAAAGCTCCCACGCTCCAAACCCACACACCACAGCTTCCTGTTGAGCAGTTATAAAAGCCTCTTGTGACCGGTTCTTGCTGGCTCCTGCTCTATATAGGCCATCCATAAGGTCAGCTTGGTCCTCATCTGTCCCCTCTTCAGGTTCAAAGTCTGGCTGTACAGGGAGTGCAGCAAGATCCGACATAATGCCACGGCCGGCCTTTTTAAGTACGTCAAACTCACCCCTGTATGACAAAGTTGAGAAGTCCGCAAGCTCTGAATCCCAATGTGTTATGTGATAAAAAAGGGAATCATTGGCAGCCTTGCCCCTGGTTGTGTCTCCATAGGTGTAGTCTTTATCCAGTGTGGTTTTGATTACATCGAGAGTTAAAGTCATTTATCTGCTCCCCATTACTTTTCTTGGTTGTGGTCGTCTGAAAGGTTTAGTGTTGGTTATATGTGGAACCCTACCTAACATCATAACACTATCGGCAAGGTTAGGAGATTTCATTTTAAACTTAGCTTTCATTTCCTGCTTGGTATATAGTTCGAATAGACCGTTGGCATTAGGTTTTATTGGCATTCTACATAGTTCAGATCTGAGGGTTGTCAAAGCTTTGATTTCACTAGAGAAAGATATTAGTTTATCAGCCTCATATATAGCCTTTTTATTTATCATTTGCCATGTTCTATATGCTCTTGTTCTGAGCTCCGCATAATACTGAGCACGCTTATTCCTTAGAGCTTGCTTGTTTGTCTTCTGCCCCTGGATGTTTGACTTGTCCGCATCTGCACACTCAAATATAGCGTCTGGGTGATCTACAGCCTCAGACCCCTTAAACTGGCTTATTATCGTCTGTTTGCCTTCAAACGCTGAGTTGACCTGCCTATTTAGAGTCACACCTAGCCCGTCACTGTCCCATGTAAAAGCATCTGCATTGTTATTTATAGCAAGACCAGTTGCCCAGTCTCCCCCCTCGTTGACATCTCCATCTGTCTTTTCCTGCACATCAAGCACTACAGACCCATGTCTGAAAGCATACCCTTTGGAATCTGGACCTATGTCTGAAGGATCATGAGAAGAAAACCTTAACCCTATAGGCTCAAAACCTATCTTTAAGTGGGCATCAACACAGGCATCAAACCATTCCGCCATTATTAAAGGAGAGTCTACGCTATCATTGAACGCACCTTCCCAGATATGATCATACTTAGCCCTGGGTAAGTTGTCATAGTCCCACTGCCTTTGGATTTCAAGCTCACCATGCCAGGGGTTGTCTCTGTAGTTCATCATTATTACAAGGTGCATATCATCTGCATAATAACCCTGCTCTAGTATTTTTGATAAAAATGGGACTATAAAACGCTGGCTGAAAGGATCTGCTGAAGATTGGGGGTTAGCTGTGAAGAATAACTTTGAGTCACCCTCTCTGATAGTAGGCAGTAAATTATCTATTGAGTCTTGACTCAAACTCTGGGCCTCTTCGATCCATGAGTATTTAAACCCCTGAGCAGACTTAACGGCATCAGAGTTTCGAGCAAAACCCCTAAACCTAAACCCTCCGCCGGACAAGCAATCTATCTTGTTATCTGTAACCCTGAACCCATCCACTTTTAATTTATCCAAGATAAGAGACTTCAGGAGCTTATGAACCGAATCATCAATACTGTTCTGGTATTCCCTTCCACACAATACATCTGCTGACTCTGTTTGTGATTTCATTAAAAGAATTCGAGCAGTTGATTCACTTTTTGCAGACCCACGGCCACCAATAATGACAATCAGCCTTTGTTTGGCTGTTAATATCGGCAAAAGCTTTTCTGGGATCTGTATTGTTGGCATTATTTTTTGGCTCCGACTATCTCAACTTTCCATTTAAGATCTTCCCCGTCCTTGCCTGTCAGTTCCACTTTATCAGTAAACAGCTTCAAATGTTTCCCTATCAGCTCATATCCTTTAAAGCCTGCCTGAGGGTTAAACTCTTCTGCCTTGGGATCAGATACCAGGTCTGTAAGATCCCTAATCCCATTCAAAACATACTCTGCGTTTATCTCTGCTTTCCCTGCCCTCTTATCCATCTCTTTTTGTATTGCCTCTTGTATCTCAACATTTTTCAACAATCGCTGGCCTTGTGAATATGCTGTCTTCTCACTGTAACCAGCTGCTTTTGCTGATCTTGTAGCGTTCAAGTCAATAAGATACTCTTTAACAAACATCTTCTTTTTGGCTGTGAGTTTCTTCTTCGCCATATACTATCCTACTTTAATTTTTCGCCCTGATGCCATGCTGCTGACCATGCGGCCCATTCCTCATCTCTCTGCTTTTTATATGCCTGGTGATCTTCCCATAAATTCTGACACATAGCTTTAATAGCTTCATAGTTCTTGGCTTTCTCGATTTCTGTTTCTGCCTCTTTGACCACCTTGTCAATATGCTCATTGATTTTATTTGCTCCTAACTCAATGTCTGATAGTGGGGTGTTTAAGATCTTTTCTACCGAGCAACCTTTCAGCCCTGCATATACAAGCGGTTTAGCCATCTTTTTGCACTCTGCCACGATAAAAGCGGTGAGCTCTTTTATCTGCTCATCATAATCAAACCCGTTGCTTGTAGCACACAAAGAATGTAAAGCCCGATTTGCATTGTCTAAAGCCGTTATTTGTAAATCAACCTTATCATATTTTGTCTCTTCCACTGAATACTTTAAAGGATCAATACGCTCCACTTTTCACCCCTCCCATCAATGCTAGTTTCTGCTGTCTAGCAAGTTCCTTTTCATATGTTAGTTCACCATTAAGCTTACAAAATAAATCGGCTTGATCTTTCAAACACTCTTCCTCTGTCCCTTCACACGTCACATATTTTCTAGCCTCTGCGCCATCGTACCACGCTACCGTATGCCATTGGCCATCATACTCAACAACCTTGATATCAATCATCTTGTCAAAATTAAAGACTGTCCCGTCTATATCTCTACTCCACATTGTTATACTCTCCCTTTAAATATTAACATCCACGTAAGTCTTTAGGGGATCAATATGCTTCACTTTTATGTCTCCCTCTTTGTTAGCCCCCATCATGTAATAAGCAGACCCATATACTAAGGAATCCAACATTGTCTCCTCGATTTCTCTATAATTACCATTACTATCTCTTTCTTTACCTAGCATTACCTTAAATTCACTGAATTTCAAATTCCCTATCTTCACCCCGTTTTTGACGAGTTGAAAAGCATTTAAAAGCCTATTATCTGCTTTTTCTAACGCTCTGCTATAGTCTACCATGCTATATGCCCCTCCCTTTAAATAAATTCATCCACATTATATACCCATCACTATATAAAATCAATACCTATTCCGCAAGTACAAAATACCCTACATCCAGTACAATATACTGTACCACATCCACCCCCTATTTTCGTACCTCTTCACACTTCCCCCATATTCCGGTACAATATATAATACTTTACACCTTCCTGACCCGATCTGCATTGTATTACCCAGGCCGTGAGGTTTTAATAATCCATAGTTATTTCACACACT